AACTGGCGCTCGACCTCATTTGATTCGCAACCCGCACTGACCGAAAGGACCACCATGAAAGTGCACATCGAGAACGCCCGCCTGTCCTTCGCCGACGGGCTGTGGAAAGCCAAGGCCATCGAGGACGGGCAAACGCCCAAGTTCGGATGCGACTTCCTGCTCGGCCCCGAGACGAAGGTCTACACCGTCGACGCCACCGGCAAGAAGACGCCCAGCAGCATGCCCGCCGTGCTGCTGGCCGTCGCGAACGAGACGTGGAAGGGCCGCGGTGCGCCGATGCTGGAAGCGCTCGAGGCTTCGAAGAAGTGCTATCGCAACGGCGATGCGCGCATGAAGAAGGACGGCACGCCGTACGACGGCTACACCGGCCTGTGGTACGTGACCGCGAAGAACAAGACGCGGCCGACCGTGCGCGATCGCAACCCGACGGTGCTGCTGACCGAGGAAGACGGCCGGCCCTACAGCGGCTGCTACGTGAACGGAATCATCGACGTGTACGGCATGAGCGACCCGAAGCGCAAGGGTGTGTTCGCCACGCTGATGGGCGTGCAGTTCGTGCGCGACGGCGATGCGTTCTCCGGCTCGGGCCGCGTGGCCGGCGATGACGAGTTCGCCGACCTGGGCGAAGGCGCCGACGCGGCTGCCGACCTGGTCTGAGCACATGCCCCGCTTTGTCATCACGGTGTGCGACACGCCCGAGGGCGACGCGCGTGTGGAGTTCTCCCACGACGCGCCCCTCGGCGGGCCGGATGCCGTGATGACGTCGGCGCAGGTGCTCGCCATCGCGATGCTGGAGGCGGCTGCCGGGCGCCACCGCCTTCGTGCGAAACCAAGGCCTGCTTGAACTGCTGAACAAGGTGCACTGACCCATGGACATGGAACAAGAAATCAAGGCCGCCGGCGCCGACCGCGCGCCGCGCGTCACGCCGGCCGACATCGAGGCGAACATCGATGACGAGTGCTATTTCACCGCAGCCGAGGGCGCGCTCGGGGCAACAATGGCTCAGGACCCGAACATGCTGCCGATGATCCCGCCGGCAACGCGCTTGCTCACCATCTGCGTGCTCGTGCTGCGCAACGGGTTCACCGTCACCGGCACGTCGGCCTGCGCCAGCCCCGAGAACTTCGACGCCGACATCGGCCGCAAGGTCGCCCGCGCCGACGCCGTGCGCCAGGTGTGGCCGCTCATGGGCTACGCGCTGAAGCAGCGCCTGCACGACGTCCAGCACGGCCCGGGCTGACCAGTTTGCGGGTCTGCGGCTGCTACCCGCGCCGCGGCTAAGCGAGGTGGAGACCTCGACCCGCGCCCCAACTAGCGGGGGCGCTTCTAAGGACAGCCTCGCATGAGCCACGAGGCGACCAGGCCGAGCAGGGTTAGCGCATCGCGGCCCGCCGCAGAGATTTACGCGATGTGCATGAGTACGGGCGGGAAGCGCCGGCAACCTAATGACCGCCCATGCTCGGCAACGGCTTTCAACCGAGAGAACCCATGACGACAGACTACCGCCTCGGGAGCATCTCCACCCCGCTGAAGCCACTAGGCCAGGCCCTGAGCCCCCCTGAAGCCTGGGGACAAGATCCGGCAATGAGCGCCAAGACCGAATCCACGGCCGAAGTCGTGGAGGCCGTCAAAGCCTTCTCCCTCGACTGGACGTGCCGCGGCTACCAGTACGAAGTCGGCAAGACCTACGAGCACGACGGCGAGGTGCAGGCATGCGATAGCGGCTTTCACGCCTGCGAGAACCCGCTGGACACGTTTGCGTACTACGAGCCGGGCCGATCGCGGTTCGCCTTGGTCGAGATGTCGGGCGAGTTCAGCCGTCACGCCGACGATTCGAAGATCGCCTCGGGCCGCATCAAGATCAAGGCCGAGATCGGCATTCCGGAAATCGTGTCGCGCACCATCGCGTGGATCACGGCGCGGTGTACTCCGGCCGACGCCAAGCACGCCGATGGCTACAGATCGGCCAGCAGCGCGACGTGCTACAGCTCGGCCAGCAGCGCGACGGGCTACAGATCGGCCAGCAGCGCGACGGGCGACAGATCGGCCAGCAGCGCGACGGGCAACAGCTCGGCCAGCAGCGCGACGGGCGACAGATCGGCCAGCAGCGCGACGGGCTACAGCTCGGCCAGCAGCGCGACGGGCTACAGCTCGGCCAGCAGCGCGACGGGCGACAGCTCGGCCAGCAGCGCGACGGGCGACAGATCGGCCAGCAGCGCCAGCGGCATCGCCGCCGTCGCCATGAACATCGGCCGCTTCGGCAAGGCGCGCGGATCAGATGGGGCAGCAATCGTGCTCGTCTACCACAACGACGACGGGACGCTTCGGCACATCTTCGCCAGCAAGGTCGGCGAGAACGGGATCAAGCCGGACGTTTTCTACACGCTCGATGCCGATGGCAAGCCGGAGGAGGTGCAGTCATGAGCGCGGCAACCATCGACAACCTGCGCATCACTCCCCGCGCCATGCGCGCCATCGATGACGCAGCAGCCCGGCGAGCCGCCCTGGCCGCCGATGCCTACGACGAACTGCTGGCGGAGTTCTTCGCTGCAGTCGAAGCGGGCGACGCCTCTGCCGAGATCCGCCTGAAGGCCTGCCCGAACTGGCCTCCGTACACCGTGACCGCCGTGAAGGGCGGGGAGGTTCACTTCGAGCGAGGGGGTACTCGTGGGTATGCGCCGGTTGGTGGAGTGGTGAGGGCGTGACGCGCAATAGCTTCCACGACCTCGAGACGCGCAGCCACGTGCCCATCCAGCACGGCGCGCACCGCTACGCGGAAGACGCCGAGCCGATCCTGTGGTCCTACGCGGTCGAGGACGGCCCGGTCAGCGTGTGGCAGGTCGAGCACGAGCCGATGCCGGCCGACCTGCAGGCGATCCTCGACGACGACACCCTGCTCGTGTGGTTCCACAACGGCGGGATGTTCGACTTCATCGTGCTCGACGCCTGGGCCAAGCGCGGCGGGCCGGCGCCGATCCCGATGCACCGCCGGCGCGACAGCATGGTGCTGGCGTACATGCACTCGCTGCCCGGCTCGCTCGACACGCTCGGCGACATCCTGAGCATCCCCCTCGACAAGCGCAAGCTCAAGGAAGGCAAGGAACTGGTACGGCTGTTCTGCATTCCGCCGATCAAGACCAGCAAGCGCAAGACCTTCGCCACGCGCGAGACGCACCCCGACGAGTGGGCGCGGTTCGTGACCTACGCCGGCGTCGACATCCACGCGATGCGCGCGTGCGTCGCGAAGATTCCGAAATGGAACATGACGCCGTTCGAGCTCGACCTGCTGGAGCTCGATTGGACGATCAACGCCCGCGGCGTGCTGGTCGACCTGGAGTTCTGCCGCGCGGCCCTGGCCGCCAGCGACCAGGAAAAGGCGCGCCTGGCCGAGCGAACCGCCGACATCACCGGCGGCGAGGTCGAGGCGGCCACCCAGCGCGACAGGCTGCTGGCCCATCTGCTCGAGTGGTACGGCGTCGCCCTGCCCGACATGCAAGGCGGCACGCTCGAGCGGCGCGTCGACGACCCCGACCTGCCCGAGCCCGTGCGCGAGCTGCTGGCGATCCGGCTGCAAGCCTCGTCGACCAGCGTGTCGAAGTACAACAAGTTCCTGGCCTGCACGTCGAGCGACGGCCGTCTGCGCGGCACGCTGATGTTCGCCGGCGCGCTGCGCACCGCCCGGTGGGCCGGCCGGCTGGTGCAGCTGCACAACATGAGCCGGGTGCCCAAGTACCTGAAGAAGCTGTACGACCAGGCTATCGACGCCATCAAGGCGGGCGCGGTCGACCTGCTGTTCGCGAACGCGATGGAGGTCATCGGCTCGACCGTGCGCGGCGCGCTGATCGCGAGGCCCGGCCACAAGTTCGTGCGGGCCGACCTGTCGAACATCGAAGGCCGCGCGCTGGCGTGGCACGCCGGCGAGGAATGGAAGGTCGAGGCCTTCGCCGCCGGCGAGGACCTCTACATCCTGGGCTACTCACGATCGTTCGGAGTGCCCATCGCCGAGGTCGAGGAAGACGAGGCCGCCGGCGGCACGATGCGCCTTATCGGCAAGGTGCAGGAACTGGCGCTCGGCTACCAGGGTGCCGTCGGCGCGTTCGGGTCGATGGCGCAGCTCTATGGCGTGAACCTCGACGAGGAACGCATCCTCGAAATCGTGAAGGCCTGGCGCGCGGCGAATCCCCGCATCGTGTCGTTCTGGTACGAGCTCGAGGACGCGGCTACGCAAGCCGTGCGCAACCCCGGGCAGACCTTCGAATGCCGGCGCCTGCGCCTGCGCCGCGACGGCGCCTGGCTACGCATCCGCCTGCCCAGCGGCCGGGCGCTGTGCTACCCGTCGCCGAAGTGGGCGCCGAAGACGCTGAAGTGCAAGGCGTGCGAGGGCTTCGGGTTCGTCAAGCTGATCGCCGAGGCCGAGGGCCTTGTCGAGCCGGCCAGGTGCGACAAGTGCGAAGGCGCCGGCGAGGTCGAGAACCCCGAGGGCGGCCTCACGTACATGGGCGTCGACCAGTACACCCGCAAGTGGAAGCGCATCAAGACCTACGGCGGCAAGCTGGTCGAGAACGTGACCCAGGCGACGGCGCGCGACGTGCTGGCCGAGTCGCTGCTGCGCATCGAGCGCGCCGGCTACCCCATCTGCCTGCACGTGCACGACGAGGTCATCGCCGAGGTGCCTGACACCAGCGAGTTCACGGGCGCCGAGCTGGGCCGCCTGCTCGCCACGCCGCCCGCCTGGGCGCCGGGCCTGCCGCTGGCGGCCGAGGGTGAAGAACTGCACCGCTATCGCAAGTAAGGGTTTGCGATAGGGCTTTGCGTACTTGCAAAGCGTTTTAGCGTTTGCTAAAGTCTCTCCATCGCAACACGCATTGGAGCCTAGCAAATGACTCGCAAGCAACACCTGCAGCACACGGTCAGCCGCGGCCCGACCTGCAAGTCGGGTCGTATCGGCGGCCAGCTGTCCGGCGAACACATCACCGTCGAGTTCGCCCGGTTCGCTGCGCGCCCGGACCTGCAGTGCGAGAGGTGCAGCGCGAGCAAGTTGTTCGCCTTCCTGCAGCGCAAGGCCTCCAAGCCCATCCAGTGACAGCCATGCTGAACCACAACGAGCTGATGCAAGCCGGCAACCAGGTGTTCAGCGCCGCTTGGCGCGCCATCTACGCCGAGACGGGGCGCATGCACGAGACCCGCCGGCAAGCGACCGCCGCGCTCGCCAAGGCCGCGGCTGACGCGGGCCTGAAGGGCGACGACGCGAACTGGGCCGTCGGGTTCGGCCTGTCGAAGTTCGGCTACGGCTCCTGAGGCAGCCATGTCTGAAGTGAAGCACACGCCTGGGCTGGTGCGCATCAACATCAGCGCCACGATCGACAACGAGTACGCGAACAGGCTGCCGGACTGGCTGCCCGAATCGATCGAGGCGGGGCGCAACGAGGTGCCGCTTGACGTAGCGCGGGCGATCCTGGCAGACGCCGAATACAACAGCGATCGCGAAGCTGTGGACGTCGGCCCCTACGGCACGCCGCTCCCGGTGTTCAACGCATACCGAGCGCTCGCCAAGCAAGTCCGCGCCGCCATCGCCAAGGCCGAGGGAGGCAGCCATGGGTGAGCCCATCTGCCGCATCGCCCGCGAGAACGGAGGGCGCGTGCCCCTCGACTGCCTGTTCGGGTGCGCGCATGGCTGCAAGAGCGACGAGCCTACAGCTCCGCCCCGCGGCACGCCGCGCTGCAACCGCTGCGGCAGCACCGACGTGCGCTGGCGCCAGCAGACGGGCCGCTGGGTGCTGTTCTCCAACCAGCCCGGCGTCGAGCACGTGTGCGACGTGTCGGGCGACTTTGAGGTGCTGACATGACGCGCTGCCCGAAGTGCAAAGCCGTCAGCGGCGATAGCTGGGCGCAGTGCAAGGGGTCGTGCCCGATGCCGGGATCGCCTCACTACAAGCCCGAGGGCTTCAACGAAGCGCAGCAGCGCGCCGGCTTCAGCGAGCAGTCGGCCCAGGCGCAGAGCGAGTTTTTCGCGGCGCTCGGGGTCACTGAAATCCGGGTCGGCAGCCGTCGCTACAAGGTGAAAGGCAAGCAATGACCACGCACACCGCAGACCGCCCGCCGCACAGCGGCCCGTTCAAGACGCGCACCGGCGTCGTGATCGGCGGCGCCTACATCCCGCCGCGCACGCCGGCCTACGCCGATCCCGTCGAGCGCGTCAGCCAGCGCATGCCGCTGCACGAGAAGGCGCTCTATGTCGTTGGCGCCGCGTCGTTCATCTTCGTCGGCCTGCTCATCTACTGGGGGAAGTGACATGCTGCTCACTGCTGCCATCCTGCTCGGCGTCGCCGCATGCTTCGGGGCTTTCCTGGTCTGGAGCCTGGCGCACGCACCGCTCGACCCGTTCGACGTCGACACCGTCCTCGACCGCGACGCGGCGCGCGACACCTGGGCGGTGTGCCGCGACTTCGTCGAGGACCCGGACCTCGAGGGCTCGTGCCTCGCGTGCGGCCACGGCTTCGACGACCACCGGGCCGCTCTATGAAGTGGCCCGCTTACACCGGCCTTGCGGTGCCCGCGCACCCACGCACCGCCCTGTGGTGGCAGCAGCGCGAGCAGTGCCAGCGCTGCGCGCGAAGCGTCACCGAAGGCGACACGACGAACGGCCGACGCACACAGGCCACGGCGGCCGGCGGGCTGCGTTGCAGCGCGGCGACGAAGCGCATCGGGGGCGCCGGCTCACGCGCCGTTGCTGTCTACTGCATCGACGCCCGCGACGAGGGAGGGCGCTGCGGGCCCGAGGCCAAGCTGTTCGAGGCCGCGCCATGAGATATCGCAACCTCGAGGAACGACTTATCGCCAACAGCATCCCGGTGCACCGCGGCCACACCATCGACGGCGTGCCGTCGGAATGCTGGGAGTGGATCGGCAACCGGGACCACCACGGCTATGGGCGCGTGACGCTGCGCGTCAACGGTAAACACAAGAAGGTGCGCGCCCATCGCGTCGCGGCGCAGGAGCTCGCCGGCATCAAGTTCGACGACGAGCGCGACACGTGGGAGCACGAGTGCCGCAACACGTGCTGCATCCACCCCAACCACGGCAAGCCCCTGCCGAACGCGGTGAACGCCGGCGGGCGCAGCAACGGGAGGCGCTTCGAATGATCGAATGGGTCAGCGTCGATGACCGTTTGCCCGAGGCCAACGGCGAATACCTGTGCTTCGTGCGGGTGCCGCGTCGCGCCCGTGGCTCGGGCGTGCGTCACGCGCACACCCGCTACATGGCGCTGATGTTCGAGGACGGCGCCTTCTGGATCAACAACGGGGCGCCGCTCGGGTGGGTGACGCACTGGGCCACGCTCCAACCACCGCAAGGGGAAACACATGCGCGAGCGTGAAGTCGAAGCGCACCTCGTCAAGCGCGTGAAGGCGCTGGGCGGCGAGGTCCGCAAGGTTCAGTGGATCGGCCGGCGCGGCGCGCCCGACCGACTGGTGATGCTGCCGCTGCGGTATGTGCAGGGGCTTCCTCTGTACCACCTCGGCCCGAACGTGAAGCCTTCGACCGTGTGGGTTGAGCTCAAGCGCCCAGGCGCCACCGCCGAGCCGCACCAGGCGCGCGAGCACGAGCGCATGCGCAAGATGGGGCAGACCGTGGTCGTGCTCGATTCAATCGAAGCTGTGGACAGGTGGCTCGCATGCTGAACGTTCAACCCCAGGTCGACCCCATCGTCGCGAACCTCTACCCGCACGGAGGCCCGCCGGCCGACGCGCTGCGCAAGCTGCTCACGTCACTGTGCGAGCTGGCCTACCACCAGGGGCGACTGGCCGCCACGAGGCAGATGAAGGACCAGGCGCTTCTGGCGCTGCTGATGCCTGGAGGGCCGAAGCAATGAGTCAACCACGTGAGTTCTACGACCAAGAGCAATTCCGCGTCTGGGCTGACGGCACCGTGCAGCCCGTGGAAGACGGCGACCCGTACACCTGGATGTCGGACGACTTCTCCGTCGTCTGGGCGTACACCGAAGACGAGGCGCGGGTAAAGGCAAATGCGTGAGTTCACCCCTCGCCCTTACCAGCAGCTCGGCGCCGAGTGGCTGCTCGACCGCGACCGCTGCGCCCTGTGGGCAGGCATGGGGATGGGCAAGACGTCGACCACCCTGAACGTGCTCGACATCCTGCACAACGTCGTCGGCGAGTCGCGCCCTACCCTCGTGCTGGCGCCGAAGCGCGTGGCGCGCGACACGTGGCCCGAGGAGCGCCGCAAGTGGCGGCACCTGTCGGGGCTCGACATCGCCGTCGCTGTCGGCTCGCCTGATGAGCGCGCGGCCGCGCTCGCGCGTGACGTGCCTGTCGTCACGACGAACTACGACAACCTGCCGTGGCTGGTCGACCACTTCGGCGACCGCTGGCCGTTCGGCACGGTCGTCGCCGACGAGGCCACCCGGCTGAAGTCGTTTCGCCTGAAGCAAGGCGGCGCACGCGCGGCCGCGCTGGGCCGCGTCGCGCACAAGCTCGTGCGCCGATTCATCCAGTTGACCGGCACGCCGTCGCCGAACGGCCTGGCCGACCTGTGGGGGCAAATGTGGATGCTCGACGCCGGCCAACGCCTGGGCCGCACCTACGACGCCTTCCGCCAGCGCTGGTTTCAAAAGTCGTTCGACGGCTACAGCGTCGAGCCCCTGCCCTTCGCGCAGCAGCAGATTCAGGACGCACTGCGCGACGTGTGCCTCACGCTCGACCCGAAGGACTGGTTCGACCTGAAGGACCCGATTCGCACGACGGTCTACGTTGAACTGCCTGACCGTGCGCGAAAGAAGTATCGCGACATGGAGCGCGAGATGTTCGCATCGATCGACGGCCACAACCTCGAGGCCTTCAACGCGGCGGCCAAGACGATGAAGTGCTTGCAGCTCGCGAACGGCGCCTTCTATGGCGACGAGGACCGTTACGGCAAAGGCGCGTGGTTCACCCTGCACGACGAGAAGCTCGAGGCGCTCGACAGCATCGTCGCGGAAGCGGCAGGCATGCCCGTGCTCGTGGCCTACCAGTTCGTCAGCGATCGCGAGCGAATCATGCGCGAGTTCCCCAAGGCCGTCGACCTGGCGACCGTCGAAGGCATGGCCGCGTTCAAGGCCGGCAAGTCGCCGATAGGCGTCGGCCACCCGGCCAGCATGGGGCACGGCGTCGACGGGCTGCAGGACGTCACGAACATCGTGGTGTTCTTCGGCCACTGGTGGGACATGGAGCAGCGGCAGCAGATGGTCGAGCGCGTCGGGCCAGTGCGCCAGATGCAGAGCGGCCACGACCGGCCGGTGTTCATCTACGACATCGTCGCGCGTGCGACGGTCGACGAGCTCGTGCTCGCGCGGCACGAGACGAAACGCAGCGTTCAAGATTTGTTGTTGGAAGCGATGAAAGCGAGGAAGCCATGACGTTCCTGAAGAAGACACTCGACGCCGAGAGGCCCGAGACCCCGCCGATGGTTGCGGCGCCGTGCTCATTCCCGGCGTGCGGCTGTCATCAGCCGGCGACGTGCAAGCAAGACGCCGCGCCGGCCAGCGCCGACGCGCGCCGCGCCCTCGACCGCCAGGTGGGCGGCGGCCATTACAAGGGCATGGCGATTCAGCCGGTCGAGTACATCCACCGCAACGGCCTGGGGTTCGCCGAGGGGTGCGTCGTCAAGTACGTGAGCCGCTGGCGCGCCAAGGGCGGCGTCGAGGACCTGAAGAAGGCGCGGCACTTCCTCGACCTGCTCATCGAGATGGAGACCGCCCCGAAAGCGGGATAGGTCTTACCTTCAGCTAATACCATAATGGGCGCCCTGCAAGGAGCGCACCATGTTCGTCGTCAAGCTCATCGCCCAGGTGTTCGCCATTCTCGTGCTGCTGTCGCTCATCGGGCCGCTTGGCCTGCCGCCCGGCGGCGCCGCGCTCGTCGGCGCTGTGTGCCTCGGGTGGGGTGTGTGGCTACTGGTGTCGATCGTGCGGCATCTGACACGCCGGCGGGCTTGACGAGTATTTTAGCGATTGCTAAAGTCGTCTGCATGAACACTGCTACCGAGATTCAAGCCCGAATCGCCGAGCGGGAGCCGAGCTTCGCCAATCTGCAGGCGACCGTCGAGCGCGAAATCGTTGACCCCTTGGTGGGCAAGCTTTCGCTCGTCGCTTATGGGCGGGAGGTCTGCGCCCGTCGAGCGCGGAAGCTGCGCAAGCGCGGCGACATGATCAGGTTCCATCGGTGGACGGCGACCGGCAAGTGCCGTTACATCTGGGTGCCAGGCGCACGGTGGGAGGTCTTCCTGTAATGGAACCGATGTATCTCGACCTTCCCCGCACCGCCGAGTTCATGGCCGTGTCAGTACGCACCTGGCAGAACCTCGTCCAGGCCGGCGAGGCGCCCAGGCCGCGCAAGCTCAGCGCGGGCCGCGTCGGCTGGCTGGTGAGCGAGCTGCGCGAGTGGGGCGAAGCGCGCCCCGTGTCCGACTTGTTGCCGCCTGCGAATAGCGGTCGGCGGAATGGAACGCCATGACCACCCTAGCCCTGTTCTTCGCCACGAAGGGCGACGTGCTCGCCTGGGTCGAGCTCGAACCGCCGGGCGGCGAGTACATCGGGTTTCGCAGCCACGTCGGCGCGCTGCGGCCGCTGCCCGAGGGGGTCGAGTACCTCATCACGATGCACGACGAGCCGCTGTTCCCGTGGCTCAAGCGCATCCGCGTCGACCGCCTGGCCTCCGTCATCTGGCCGGGCATCTCCCACCAGCTGCGCACCTACGGCGTGCCGCGCGTCGACGCGCAGAATCAGGCGCTGATGACGCGCGGCCTGTTCAAGCGCATCGTCGCCGAGCGGCACCTCGCCAACCTGGGCGAGGTGTGGGCGCTGCAGGGCGAGCTACTGCCTCAGCTCGCCAGCGCCTGAAGCCGATCGCTGAGCTTGCCCAGCCACAGCCGCCGCTCGCGGTCGTACTGGTGCAGGTTGTAGACGCCCTGCACGCCGGGCTGCATGTGGCCGAGCACCGCCTCGGCGACGGTATCCGGGCACCCCATCGACGCCAGCATCGTGCGCACCGTGCGGCGCAGGTCGTGCGGCGCCCAGTGCGTGACGGGCAGCCGCGGCCGCTCATCCTTGGGCCTCGTCTTGCTGTAGGGCTGGCGGAAGTGCACCGCCGTCTGCACCGCCTTCTGCTCGAGGTGGCCCGCGCCGCGCGCTGCGGGGAATAGCCAGCCCTTCGGGTGCACACCCAGGCGCCGGCGCACGACGCGCTCGGCCTCGCCGAGCAGCGGCACGCGCAGGTCGCTGGCGGCCTCGTGGCGCGCGTTCTTCGTCTTCACCTTGGGGCAGGTCCACCACAGACCATCGGCCTCGTCTGTGACCTCGTGCGCTTCCATCTGCACGAGCTCGGCGCCGCGCGCCCCGGTCCACAGGTACAGCGTCAGCACGTCGGCCACGTTGCGCGAGAAGTTCGGCAGCCAGCGCACCAGCGCCGCGACCTCGGGCTCGCGCAGCACGCGCTTGGCGGTGACCCGCTTGCCGGCGATCCTGTGCCCCTTCGACCGGAGCCGGCCGCGCATCACCTGGCGCCACCAGTTCGGCGCCGAGTCGGGCAGCCGGCCGGCGTCGAGCGCGTAGTCCCACGCGGCGCCGAGCTCCGTCCGCAGCTTCGCCGCTTGTACCGGGATGCCGGCGTGCAGCTCGAGCAGATCGAAGGCCTGCGATCGCGTGAGCGTGGCCGCCGGCTCGTCGGCCACCGTGGCGAGCATGGTGTCGAACATGCGCTTGACCTCGTCGGCGCCCTTCTTCTTTCGGTGCACCTTCACGTGGCCGGCGAGGTAGTCGGCGGCCAGGCGCCGCACGGTGTAGGCCTCCGCGCGCTGCGCGGCCCGCTCAGCGCTCGCCGCGGCGGCCGCCTCGACCCGGGCCTGCCGGCGCTCGCCGGCAGGGTCCGCGCCCGCCTCGCGCGCCTTGCGAGCCCGCTCCCAGGCGGCCAGCGCCGCCGGCAGCGCCACCTCGGGCCAGCGGCCGAGCTTGACCTGCTTCATCCGCCCATCGATCGGCGACTTGTAGCGATAGGTCCAGGTGCGGTGCTGCGCCGTGGCTTCCAGGCGCAGGCCCGGGCATCCGTCGATGGTAAGGTGCGCCCCTGGCGCGAGTTGCTTGGCGGTGCGTGCGTCGAACATGGCCGGCGTAGGTTCTGCCGACGATGGTAGCCGATGCAGCGTAGGTTTTTGCTGGAGCTAAGAAGAACCTACGCCAGCCCTCGGGGAGCGCATGCAGCAACGTGCGCGCAATTGCCAAATTCCTTTACCGACTGCTAAAGCCTGAAGCATTGCAAATCAACGAGTTGCCCGAAATCGGCTTTACAAATCAAGGGGTTGCGAAGGACCCTCTTTCCAACCACACGCCCATGATGCAGCAGCGCATTCACCTATGAGCGGCCGGGCCGCCAGGGCAGAACCTACGCCGAAACCTACGCCGTCTTCTCGACGGGCACCATCTGCTCGAGCAGTTCCGCGGTGAGCCGCTGGCGCTGCTCGGCGTCGAGCAACACGGGCATGACGATCAGCTTCAGCGGGGTGGCGTGGATGTACCGCGCAAGCGCCGCGATGTCCTCGTCGGACAGTTCGCGGGGCTGCGGGAAGTCGGTCACTGCTTGCGCGCGAGAAGCGCGTTCTTCTCGGCGCTGCTGGCCGAGCTGCCGAAGTAGTAGCTGATGATCGACGCCCAGGCGCCACCCAGCGCGCCGAGCATCACCAGCAGCGCGTCGCCGCCGGTCTCCGGCTTGCCTTCGGTGAGCAGGTAGCCCAGCACGCCGAAGAAGCCGACGGTGACCAGGCCGGCCAGCAGGCGGGGCGTCCACGAGTCGCCGGTCTTCGCCTCGCGCTCGCGGGCGCTGGCGCGGTCGCCCTGGTGCAGCCGCTCGAGGTCGATGTCGAGCTCGCGCATGCGCACGGAGAAAGCCTGGTCGGCCTGCTTCAGCTTGAGCAGCGCGTCCGGGCCGCCGGCGACCAGCGCCGCGGAGATTTCGCCTTCGGTCCCGTTCGGCTTGCCCAGCAGTGCGTCGGAGATGGCTGACACCGCCAGGCCGGCCAGGGGGCCGCCGAGCGCCGTGCCGAGCGCTGGCGCGACGGCGCCCACGATCGCCTTCCAGTCGAAGCTCATGTCACACCCTTTTCAGGTTCTCGGCGACGCGCTGCGCCCAGCCGCGGCCGAAACTGGGCCAGGTCTTCAGGTCGTTCAGGTAGTCGAGCCGCCAGCCGTTGAACCGCGCGACCAGGCGCTCGGGGTCCATGCTCTGCGCGGCCTGCAGCGTGCGAGGCCCGAGGATGCCGTCGGGCGTCTCGCCGACGGCGCGCTGCAGCATCTTGATGGCCTCACGCACCGGCGCGTTCACGGCGGTATCGAACAGGTCGAACTTCAGCGATGCCGGTACGGCGTCGCATCCGGCCGGGCCCCAGTAGTCGCGCCGATAGATTTCCTTCGCGCGCTCGAGTGTCATGCCTGCGATGTTCTCGGTCGGGTGCGCCCGCCTGCTGATGCCGAACTTCGTCTCGCCGCCCGGGTCGTCGGGGTGGTTGACGTAGCCGCCCTCGTGGCCGATCAGCACCTTGAACGCTTCATCGAACGTCATGCTGCCTTTCCCCCCAGGTGCTGCAACAGCCACGCCAGGCCGCCGCAGATGGTCGCGCCCGCGCCGCCGAGCCACATCATTGCTTTCCAGCCGCCGCGCGCCTCGCTGAGCGTTTCGAGCACGGTGTCGAGCTTGGCGCCGAGCGCCGTGTTCGCGGCCTGCAGTTCGGTGACCTGCTTGCCCATGAGCTCGACGGCCATTTCCAGCCGTGCAATGTCAACTCGCGCTTCAGTTAGGGGGTCGCTTTGCGGCATAGTGCTCATCCAGGTCTTTGACGACGTTTTACTTTTTTGTAAAATGGCAGCACCAACAACCAATCAGGGCCGCAACATGAAAGCTCTTGTTCTTCTCGGGGTTCTTCTCTTGGCTGGGTGCGGAGGTGGCGGCAGCGGGGGAGACACCCCGGCGCCTGCCGCCACAGCCGCGGCGGCGTGCACGCCGCGGGTCGTCGCGCTCGACGTGTTCGGCGATTCCGTCAACCACGCTGCGGCGCCCTTCGTGCAGGCCGAGCTCGACCGGCGATTCGGTGCCGGCGCGGTGCTGGTGCGCAACCGCGCGGTGCCGGGCTCGACGAGCGAGCAGCTCGTGTCTGGCACCGATGGCCTGAATGCCCCTTGGCCCGCGTCCGTCGCGGCCGACGTCGTGCTCGTGAACCACGGTATCAACGACGCCTATGCGCCGCTGGGCATCGCGCCCGAGCGGTATCGCGCGAACATGCTGGCGCTTGCCTCCGGCCCCGCCGTCGTCGCGCTGCAGACCTCGAGCCCGACCACGGCCGCCGTGTACGACACCGCTGCGAACGCCGCGACGGTGCGCGACATCGCCGCCCAGGTGCGCACACCCCTGGCCGACGTGCAGGCCTACGTGCTCGGCCTGCCGAACTGGCAAGGCCACATGCCCGACGGCATCCACCCGAACGCTGTGCTGCACGCGATGATTGCCCGCGACGTCACCGTGCCGGCGATCGCGCCGCTGGTCGAGAGGTTGCGGTGCCTGTGACATCGCGCTAACTCACGCGGTCGTGTGACCGGTGATGTCGAGGATCAGCGACGACCCGCTCGCCCCGATCGACGCCCACGTGAGCGCCGTCGCCGAGCCGGCGGCGTACAGGGTCAGCACCGTTCCGTTGATTTCGCCGACGACGGCGGTCGCGAACAACGTGCCCTGCACTTTCGCCATGCCGTTGATTGCAAACGGCAGGTTGATACGGAAAGTGCCGGTGCCCGGCGCGGCCCATGTGATCGCGCCGAAGTTGTGCTTCAGGTGCACCAGCCGGCCGACCTTGATGGCCTGCGCCTGGAACCCACCCGCTGCCGCGAGCGTCGTCGGATCGCCGGTGCTGCCCGTGATCGTCATCGCGTCCAGCGGCGTCGCGAGGTTCTCCTGGTAGTCGTCCAGCGTATTCGCGTCGCTCGACGGCACCTGGGTCGCGGGGAACGTCAAGCCACCTTCGGTGGACAGCGCGCTGAACTGCCCCGGCAGGTTCTCCGTGCGATACGGGTTGCCGGAGTTGTTCAGGATCGTCAGCGCGCTGAACGTGGGCGTGTCGTAGGCAGCCAGGTCGCGGCAGTTCACGAACTGGGTTTCGGCCTGCGCGGTCAGCAGAACCGACTCGTTGCCAGTCGGCTTGATGATGCGCGTGTTCTCGAATCGCGATTGGTAGATCGCGCCGGATGCGCCGATGACCACGGACCGGGTCTTGGTGTTCGCGAGGCCGATGTGCTGGCCGCTGATGAACTCGTGGCCGACGCAGTTGCCGCCCACCGTGTCGTTGATCAGCAGCTCCTGCGTCACGTTCGCAGCACCCTGCGGCTCGAGCGTGTAGTCGCGGAACACGTTGCCGTGGCCGCCGTCGACCTCGAGCAGACTCGTGCTCGGCGTGCCGGGGTTGTTGAAGCAGACGAAGTGCGACAGCGCGTTGTCGGAGCAGTTCTCCAGGATGAGCGCCGCACGCGCGCCGTGGTAGTGCACGCAGTTCTTCGACGCCCCGGAGTAACAGGTCTTCAGGAACGCGCCGTCCGTGCCGCCGTTGGTGATGACGTGGTCGAGCTCCCAGTAGGTGAGATTCTCGAGGTGGAGCGGGCGCGCCGTCGCCAGCGACATCGCGACATCGCGCAGGATGATCTGATCGACCGCCCCCTGCGACACGCCGATCATCTCCAGGCAGCGCGCGGCGATGCTGTTGGCGTTGAGCTTCAGGTACTCGATCGTCACGCCCGAGTAGGCGCCGCTCGGGTAGCTGACCATGGCCGAGCCGGCGAAGCCGGCCAGGGCCTTGATGATGGCCTTCTCGCGCTTGCGACCCTTCAGGGTCTGTTGCGTCGTCGGGGTGAGCGGCACGCTGATGCCGTATGTGCCGGGCGTAAAGTCGATTTCATAGCCCGTGTCGATGATGGTGTTCAGCGCCGCGGCGACGTTCATGCTGCCGGTGTTCGACAGCACATCGGCCACCTCGGCATCCGTCATCGCCCAGGTCGACGGCGGGCGGCCGTAGCTCGCCAGGCCTAACGACTTCACCGGGTAGATCAAATCGTATTTCGACTTGACGAGGCCGGCGCCCAGCGAGGCGCTTGTCGCGTTCGCCAGCTCGGCGATGAGCTCGCCGATCTGCCCGGTGGTGGGGTCGAGGTTCACCAGGGCATCGGCCGCCGCGTTCCACCCGAGAACCTTCAGCGCCTCGGGAACAGGCAGCGTGATGTCGACGTCGTTGCTCGTCGCCGGGGGCAGCTGCACCGCGCGGCTGACCAGCGCGGCGGCCTGCTTCGCCAGCATCACCGAACGGTCGAGCGCGTTCTCGATGACCTCCGGGAGGAAGCCACCGGCGTTCTGAATGTCGGTCTCCTGGGTGTACTCCAGGTCGCTGAGAATGGTCAGCGTCTCGCCAGTGGGTAGCGCCGTGGTGACGCCGGCCGCCTTGTACGTGATCGACCCACCCGGGCTGTTGTTCTGGTCGACGTTCAGCGTGACGCTATAGCCCGAATCGAGAACGAGGTCCGTCTCGATGTCATCGCTGTCCGAGTGGACGACCCGCAAGTCGCCCGCTTCGAAGACCTTGAAGCTGAACGCGAAATCGGTGGTTACGCCGTTGCCGGTGTACGGGCCGGCGCGGGGGTCGGTTGCGGTAACGGTCATCGGGCAGCCCTGTAGCTGCCGCGACTTTACAAGCTGCCAAAGTCGATATGCGAACGGCTAAAGCGCCTTTACTTCGGCGGCCCGACCAGCAGCGCCAGCGGGTTGCGCGTCTCGCCGTTGCGCAGCGCCTCGAACCCGGCGACGGTGCGCTGCACCTGGCCGGCGGGGTAGTGCAGCGCGATGCCGGCGGTGTTGTTCAGCGCCTTCAGGAACGCCGCGTCGGCCTCGCCCTGGCCGGCCTGCTTGCCCAGCTTCGCGAGCTCGGCGAAGAACCGCGCGCCGGCTGGGCCGCTGTAGTCGCTGTACAGCCCGAGCGCGCCCTGGATGCCGGCACTGGTCTCGCGCACGCCGAGGATGGTGCCGGTCAGGTAGGTCAGCTGATCGGCGGCCAGCTTCTTCGCAAGTTCGTCGTCATCGCCGCCGGTGAGGGCGTGCTTCAGCAGCGTCGCCATGAGGGCTGGGATGGTGTAGAGCAGCAGGTAATCGCGCATGAGCAGCGCGACGCTGGCCGGGCTCTTGAAGTCGGTGCGGTTCAGCGACTCGGCCGACAGGTTGTGCAGCACGTTGAAGAAGCTGTAGAAGTTCGTCCATAGCTTCATCCACACGCCGCCGCGCTGCACGCGCGCCAGGTCCTTGATCTGGCCGCCGCCCTGCGCGTCGATGACCGCCTGGTCGGCGAGCGCCACGCTGCGCGCCTCGTCGTTGCCCTCGGCCTGCGCCTTCTCGTAGGCGCCCAGCCACGTCGGCACGTCGGCCACCTTCTGCGCGGTCTGGATCATCCAGAAGTACGACGCCTCGAGCTGCGTCAGGCGCTTGCCCTTCACCACGTTGAGAATCTCGTTCAGTTCGCGCTGCTGCGTCTTGGCGCGCAGGCGCATGAACTCCGACTTCGCGTTGATCGTCTCGAGCGACTGCACCGGCGAGCCGACCCAGGCGGCCAGCCCCTTCGCCACCCACGCCGGGCCGATGCGCACCATCGACTGCGTGAGGCCGATCGGCTGCAGCAGCGAGGTCATGAGGTTCCACCCCAGGCCGGCGACCGTGGTGCCGACGCGGATGTGGTTCATCGCCCGCTCGAGGTGGTCCTGCGCAGGCACGTCGCCGGCGGCCATGTCCTCGATGGCCTTGCGCATCTCGCGCAGCACCTCGGGCCCGTAGTGCTCGCGGATGGCCGCGTCGATCGGCTTGGCGCGCAGCAGGCGCTGTGCGTCGATCAGCCATTCGTGCCACGAGATGTCGTGCGCCACCTGGTTCACGTGCTCGAACACGACGCCCAGGTCTTTGCGCACCGGGCGGCCGACGACTTCCTCGACGCGGGCCTTGGTGTGGCCGCGCCGCGTGGTGGCGCGCGTGTAGGCGCCGCCCATCATCTGCTTGGCGACCTCGGCCGCGGTGTCGGCCTCGGCCTTCGTGCTGCGCGTCGGGTCGTACTTGATCGGGTAGTAGCCGCCCTTGTACTCGCCGAACTTCGTGGCGATCGGCGCGGCCTCGACCTTCTCGGGCGCGGTGCCGGTGAGGCGGCGCTCTTTCTCTTTGATCGCCGGCCAGTAGGTGTCGACGTGGTCCCACACGGCCTGCACGAAATCCCACTCGTGTTTTTCCAGGCGCGCGAGGATGGCTTGCACCTGGGCCTCGCTCCAGCCGTCGCCCTGCATCACGCGAGCGCGGTTCGCCTCGTTGCCCCAGTTCAGCGCGACCGAAACCATCTGCTCGCGCGTGAGCGAGTCGCCAATCTCGGGGATCGACTCGCGCCGGCGCAGCGCCTTGGTGTCGAGCTTGGCGAACACCTTCGTCAGTTCGATCGTCGCCGCCTCGCGCATGCCGGCCTCCCGGTCGCCGGCCTCGTTCATCGGTCGGACGAACACCTCCCACAGCGCGCCGCCATCCTTGAATCCGTCCATCTCGCGGACCATGCTGGCGAACTTGCGGTGCATCGCCAGCACGCCGCGGAACGTCTCGCCGATCGCGCCGCCCTCGTCGCCGTACTTCTTCGATCGGCTGCCGCGTGCGTTCGCGCGAATCGATGCTTCGGCGTCTGCCACGGCGGCAGCGAACTCGCGTTGATCCTTGGCGGTCAACAGCTTCTTTTTCAGCCGGCCCAGGTGCTCGATGTTGCGCACGGTGTCGACCACGCCGCGGAACGTGTCGAGCGGCAGGTCCTTGTAGTGCTGGCGCTGCGCGGCTTCGATCAGCGCCGGGTCGACCGTCGGGTCGAACCCCTGCTCGCGCTGCGCCTCGACCCACTGGGCCAGCGTCTTGCGCTTGTCGATCGCCGTGAGCGACTGACTGCGCCGCAGGTCATAGCGGTCGAGGATGGCGTCGATCTGGTCGGCGTAGTCGACGTCGAGGCCTTTGAGGTTGATGCCGGTGAGGTAGGCGACGGCCTTGTCGACCTCGGCCAGGGCGTCGGCCGCGGTGCGCGCGGCGTAGTGGTTCAGCAGCTCGTTCCGTTTCGCCGCGGCGGCGCCCTGCGTGTCGCCCTTCTTCATCGCCTCGGCTGCCTGCCGGCCGGCGCGCGTCTCGGCCGCGCGGTGCTGCGCCGGGCGGATGTCGCGGATGAGCTTGCGGCCGGTGATCGCCTTGGCGAAGGCCTTGGCCTGGCGCGCCAGCACGTTGACGCTGCCGCCGCCCGGCGTCGCCTCGCGCACGTTCAGCATGCGGCCCAGCGCCTTCAGCTCGGCGGCCACGAACCGGCCGCGGGCCTCGTTGTGAATGGCGGCCTCGGCGGCGCGCTCGAGCGCCGCCTCGTTCGTCAGGTCGCCGTAGGTCTCCAGCATGCGCTGGTCGGTCAGCCCTTCGACGACCTCGGCCTGCGGGTCGGCGGCCAGCAGCGAGCGCACCAGGTGGTCGCCGCTGCTGAAGCCGAACACCTCCGCGATGACGTTCGGGTGCACGCCCTCGGCCGCCGCGAGCCCACCCTTGCCGACGGGCAGGTAACGCCACGGCGCTGCGGGCCCCTCGCCGTACATCACTTTCAGAGCGCCGAGGTCGAGCTTCGCCTTCATGCCGGCGAACGACTCCAGCGCCTTGCGCTGGGCGTTGTTCAGCTGCAGGCCATCGGGCAGCCGGCCGCGGCGCAGGAAGCTGTCGACCATGTAGAGCGGCTGGCGCCCGACCTCGTCGGCGACGGTGGCCTGCATCGCGTCGCGCTTGGCCTTCGCGTCAGCCTGCAGCCGCTTCAGCTCGCGCCCCTTGGCGTTGCTCAGCCAGCGCATGTCGCGCAGCGATTCGCGCTGCAGCTTCTCGACGGCCTGCTCGGTCGCGTCGTTGGCGAGCGCCTGATACGCGACGAACTGCTGCGGCGTCATGCCGGCGGCCTCGGCCGTCTCGAACATCGGCGCGAAGCCTGCGGCCGCCTGCGCCTCGGCGATTTGCGCGTCGGTGGCGATCAGCCGATTCATCACGCCGCGCACCTCGTCGGTGAGCTCGACGTTCAGGGCGGTGATCGACTTGTAGACCTGCACCAGCCACGCGCGGAAGCGCTGGAACAGCGATTGCAGTTCGATGTTTGGGGCCTTGCCCTCGAACAGGTAGGCCTCGAACCCGCGGGCGAACTTCTCGTGTGCATCGCGCCGCTTGTCCAGCGGCAGCGCCAGCCACTCGGCCGCGGTGCCCTTGTGCCCGAACCACTCGAGCAGCGCCCGCATGTCGGCCTGCACCTGGGCCGGCGCTGCGGGGTCGGCGGCCAGGTGCGCGACGGTCTCGAGGTAGAAGTGCCCGAGCTCGTGCAGGAAGGTCGACAGGTCCGCGCCCTTCAGCAGCGCGATTGTGTTCGTGCCGGGATCGAAGGTGCCGCGCGGTGCGGCTTCGCCTTGGGCGAGCGTGCGTCCTTCGACGTAGTACGCCTTGGCGCCCGCGTCCTTTGTGCCGATTTCGTCCACGACGGCGCCCTGCACATCCGCCTTCGGGATGCGCACGACGGCGACCGCCGGCGGGTTGTCGGAACGGTGCTGCAGTTGCGCCTCGACCTTCTCGCGCCAGAAGTTGACACCATCGCGGTCGGTCAGGAACACCCGCCCCCGGGAGTGCCCTGCGTAGACCCCGCCGAACATCGACCCTTGGTCGGGCATCAGTCCGTCTTGTAGGATGGCCCGCGCGTTCTGGTAGGTGGTGACGTGGTAGTAGAACTCGTCGGGGTCAAGGTGGCTGCCGACCTCGCCCCTGAAAATCTTCCACTTGCTGCGCTGCGGCTTCTCCTTCGGCGGCGCGTAGATCGGCGGGGGTGGGTTCGCCTTCGAGTGCGCACGCCTCGCGGGGCGGTCGCGCAGGAGTTGCAGGGCTTCGTCGGCCGACGAAGCGATGTGCACCTGCTCGAGCACGTTGCCCTCGGCGTCAAGGACGCTGAAGATCGCTTTGCCCGTCAACGGGCTGCGCTTGCCGGTGTCGACCGCACTCGCCGCGGCGTCGGCGATTGCCTGAATGCGCTGGTCGTCGGGCTGGCTCAGCACCGCCCCGCCTTGCGCCGGGTTCTCCGCGACGATCCGCAGCGGGTGCTGAGCGAACAGCGCGTCGGGCGTCGTGACGAGCCGCTCGGCCATCACGGTATAGAAGTCGCGCACCAGCCCGGCGTATGCCGCGTTCACCTCGTCGGTGAAGCGGCGCGCCTTCTTCAACTGATCCATGACCTGGGTCTGCACCGCCTCGGTCTGCGCGATGAACTCGGCCGCGCGCTGCGACTGGGCGAGAACCTGTTCGGCCTCTTGCTGCAGCAGCCTCGCCCCGTCCTTTCCAAACGCGTCGGCCTCGGCCTGCGTCCACGCGTCCGGGTCGGTGCGCACCAGCGGCGCGAGCGACTGCTCGAGCGGCGTGCCGGCGAGCGTCGTGAACTCGCCCAGCGGCACCGCGATGTCGCCGCCGGTGGCGACGCCTTCGGCCAGCGCCTCGATTGCCTTGGGCATCGCCTCGGCGAGCTTGACCTGCTCGGCCTCGGGCAGCTTCGCCAGCGACTGCGCGAACATGGTGGCATCGACGTACACCGCCGGCGTGCCGGCCTGGTCGGCTGCCGCCTGCACGTGCTCGGCGAAGGCCTGCGGGTCGCGCTCGCGCAGCTTTGACGTCTTCGCCAGCGTCATCACCTCGGCGACAGCCTGCCCACCCTGCTGCGCCGCCTGGGCGCGCTGCTGGCGGTCGGCCAGCCCCTTCGCCGCGGCGCTGATGCCGCCGATGGTGCCCGTCTGCACGAGCGTCGCCAGCAGGGTCTGGTAAGCCGCGCCGGGCCGCTCGCGCAGGAAGTCCTCCCACGACTTGTCGGGGTTGGCGACCGCGGTGTCGATGGAGTCCTGCAAGAACGTCGCGACCTGCTCGCCGGGAATCTCGCGGCCGAGCAAGCCCTTCAGGAACTCACCGGCGCCGGCCCGCCCGAACTGCTTGACCATGAACCCCATCGGCATGACCTCGGTGCCGACCTCGACGGCGCCCTCGCCCACCGCGCCGATGAAGGCCGGGAACGGGTCAGCGCCGCGCGCCCGGTACTTGCCATACGCCTCGGCCTCGGTCTGGATGCCGGCGGCCGCCAGCGCCGGCGTGGCGCTGCGCGTGGCGATCGACGCGGCCAGGCCGGGGATTTGCCGCAGCAGGCTCGTGCCGCCGGAGTACAGGCCTTGCGCCGTGGAGGAATCGAACTCTGGCGTGCTCAGCGCCGTGTCGGTCTGCGCGCTAGCGAACGAGCGCGCGGCGCGCCGGCTGCCTTCTTCCGACCCGATCAGGTCGGCGAACTGCTGGTCGATGCCGGCCTTCGCCAGCCGGGCGCCCTGCACCGGCGCCTGCGCCAGCCCCGACAGCACGGAGCCAAGCGTCGCCTGCGGGCCTCGCGTGGTCTGGAGCTCGCCGAACTTCGCGATGCTCGCCTCGAGCTCGGCCAGCGTCGGCACGTCGTCGTGCGCCATCATCGCGAAGATGCGATCTTGCATCTTCGACTCGAGCAGCGGCGAGCCGTTGAGCTTGTCCCACGCGCGGTCGACGGCGTCCTGCATCTGCACGTCGCGCAGGTTGCGCAGCACCGCCTCGTCAGGGATGCTGCGCCGCTTGGCGATCTGCTTGGCCTGCGCCGCCTGGTCGGGGTTCGTTCGCACGGCGGCCTGCAGGTTCGACGCCACGCGCGTCTTCTGCTCGCCGATGACCGACTCGACCGCCTTGCCGAACGGGTCGTCGGTGACGCCGGGGGTGGGTTGCTGCAGCACGCCGCCTACGGCGGCGTCCCAGTCGTCGAGCGCCATCAGAGCCCCTTTGCAGCCTTGAAGGCTTGCAGGATTTGTGCGTCGGTGGGCGCGGCCACGCCGCGCTTCTTGAATGCGGTCACGATGCCGGCGCGGTCAGCGTCGGAGATGGTCGGCGTGAATTTCGCCGCGTCGGGCGTGCCGGCCACCTCATAGAAGCGCTTTCCGCCGAAGAACCACGAGTCATTTTCGATCATCATTTTGTCGATGACCTTCTGCCGCTCGTCTTGCGTCAGGTCGCTGCCCTTGACCTTGCGCGCGTCGTTCAGCGCCTGCACGGTCACGGCGTCGAACCGGCCCTTCTTTTCCTGGTCGCCGTTGCCCAGCTTCAGCAGGTTGTGCGCGATGCCGAGCTGCTGCTGCAGCGTGACCACGTCCTGCGTCTTGTCGGGCTTGCCGGCCGCGGCCTTCAGGTCGAGCAGCGATTCGCGCTGCGCCGGCGCGAGCTTGTCGAAGTGCTGCACGAGCGACTTCTTCGCGAACGCCGCCGGGTCCGCTGCCGCTTCCTCGCGCAGCTGGGCATACAGCGCCCAGTCGGTTCTCGTGCGGTCGACCGCGGCGCTGTTCGCCTTTTCCTTGAGGTGGTTCTTGATCGCGATGCGGGTGCGCGGGTCCATGTCGGCCTGCACCTTCGTCGGGATGGCCGACCAGCCTCCGCCCTGCTCGATGACGCCCCAGGCCGCCTCCGCAGCGTCGCCTTGCAGGCGCTCGCGCGCTGCGTGCTGCTCGGCGATGCGCCCTTTCAGCGTGGTGACGAAGGTGTCTTCCTCGTCGCCGGTGTACTTCTCGCGGATGAGCTTGATCGCGTCGGCCTCGGGCACGCCGCGCTTGACCGCTTCGTCGGCGAAGGCCTGGGCCTTCACCTTCGTGGTGCCGAGTCGCACCGTCTTCTCGATTTCCGCATGCTTGACGCCGGGAATCTCGGCCTTGTTCGCCGCGAAGTATGCCTCGGCCTTCATCGGGTCGTTCTCGACCATGGCCTGCAGCACCTGGGTGTGCAGCGTGCCGGTCTGGTTCTGCTTCTCGAGCGCGATCTTCTCGGGCGTCCAGCCGCTCAGGCGGCCCACCGCCTCGACCTTGTTGCCGATGGTGGTGCGCGCCTTGCCGATGCTGTCGGGCGAGGGGTCGGCCGCGGCGAGGTTGATGTCGGCCACGATGCTCGCCTGCCCGGACTCCACGAGCGACTTCTTGCGCTGCTCGTCCTCGTGGCGGCCGGCGTACTCGACGCCGCGCGCACGCAGCGCCTCGGCCTGCCGGCGGAACAACAGCCTCTGCCGCTCGTTGGTGAGGCCTTCGCTGTTGCGCTTGACCGCGTCGTCGAACCACTTCTTCGTGTCCTCGGTCGCGCCCCATGCGTCCTGGCCGTTGCGGTTGCGAAGCTGGCGTTCCTGGTCGACCCACTCGTTCGTGAGCGCGGTGCCAGCGCGCAGCAGCATGTCGGCATCCTCGCGTTCTTGCCGCTCGCGGAAGAACGTGGCCGCGGCGCCCTCGACGCTTTTGAGCGCGTGTCCGAGTTGCTGCGCCTGCTGGGCGCTGCCGGCGAAGGCGCCGACCGGCGCGTCGATCGACTGCCGCACGTTGGGCAGCGGGGCGAGCTCTGCGCTCGGGCCGGTGACGGCTGGCACTCGCGGCATGTCAACCCCCGACCGAATACCACTGCTTTGCGACCGAGCCGGCGCTGTCCAGCAGCGAGGCGTAAGTCGCGAAAGCCGGGCTGATGTTGCTGGCCTGCATCTGGTACAGCCCCGCCTGCGCCTGTGCGTTGCTGCCCTGCACTCGGTGCGCCCACACTTCGCGGTCGGCGTTGTTCTTCAGCGTGATGGAGTCCGACTGTGCGAACAGGTCGGTATCGCCGAGCAGCGCGAGCGCGGACCCTTCGCCCATGTCCACGCCGCTCGAGGCCAGCGCCGCGCGCTGCGTTCCGGCCAGGCGCGCGTACTTGCGCCGGCTTTCCATTTCGGCGTGAGCGCCGCGCTCGGCCGCGTCCTTGGCCTGCCACTCGGAAATCGTGGCGTTGTTGCGCGCGACCTCAGCCTGATACCGCGCGGCGTTCTTCGCCCCCTGCGCGCCGGAGAAGGCGCCGAAAGCATTGACGAACATCGATCCGCACATCGTCAGGCCCCCATCTCGAATCGGTAAAAAGTCACATCGCTCAGCCCCATGCGGCGTGGTTCGCGGATGCTGAAGCCGAGCCGGCGAAGCCATCGGATGCTGCGGGCGTTGCGGGCGTCCACGAAGTTTTCCAAATGGCTAAACTCGTTTTGCAAAACGCTAATGTAGCCGGGGGCCAGCCGCATAAGCGAACGGGAATTGCGGTCGAGAACGTCGGTGCCCAGCATCCACGGCGCGCCGCTGCCGCTCAGCAGGCAGCGCGGCACCGCGCCGAAGATGCACGCAAGCTCGCCGTCGACCAGGGCGACGGCCAGCAGCGCCGAGCGCTCGGCGCTGCGCCTGATCGTCTCGAGCGTATCGGGCCCGGACATCGCCACAATCTCGGCACGGTCGGCCGCCCGCAGGCGCGCGTCGAGCGCTTCGCAGTCGCCGGCGCGCAGCTCGCGGACCTCAACCACTGACCTCGACCTCCAGCGCCAGGCCGAGCACGGACAGCGGCAGCGGGTCGGCCTGGCGCACGCACACCGTGCCGTCGCGCTGCCAGGTCGGGTCGAGCGGCACCTCGACCTCGCGCGTCTGCAGCGACGGCGGCGAGCCGTAGGGCTCGGTCGTGCGAATCTTGGCCTCGCGCAGCTTCGTGAACGAGGGGCCGACGAAGATGCCGCTCGACTTGTCCACGCGAAGGAAGGCGCGGTTCACGTTCTTGACCATGCCGCGGCCAGCCGCCGGCGCCGCCTCGACCGTCAGCGGCAGCGTTTCAAGGTCGGACGTGATCGGCAGGCCGACGTGCACGACGCTGGCCGCCGCGGGCAGCGTAATGCTGCCATTGGTGACGGTGAGCCCGCGCACGACCGCGCCGTCTGCCAGCGCGACGACGGACTCGCCTTCCAGGTGCCACAGGCCGGTGATCGTCGAGGCCGCGGCGCCGTTGTAGGTGTCGCCCGCGTCGACGAAGAAGCGGTAAACCTGCTCGTCGGGCCGGCGCTCTTTCATGCGCTCGATGAGCTTGACGCTGCGCCCGTTGATCGTGCGCGCGACGACAGCATAGAGAATGTCCTCGGAGCCCTCGGCGACGACGGCCACAGACTTGAACAGCCCGTCAGTCTCGTGCTGGTGCCAGCCGTAGACGCGGTGCTCGGGCACGTACGTCATCCCCAGCAGCGTGCCGTCGCCGCGCACCGCCCATGCCGTCTGGTAGGGCGCGGTCTGGTAGGCCATATCGACGATGGTCTCGGCGTCGAACAGGTGCGGCGCCAGCAGCGACACGTCGTTCGCCTGGTAGCCGTTGCGCTCCCACGAGTACGACATCTCGCGGATGTGCGCGCCGCGGCCCTGCGCGAACAGCACCGACGTCGACGTGAGCAGCGGCTTGACCTGGGCGGCGCCGACGAATGACTGCGCCCGCACCTTCAGCGTCGACGGGGTCAGCGCGTCGGCGTCGGTGAACGCCCGCCACTCGGCGCCGTTGGTGAGCATCAGCAAATCCTGCAGCGGCAGCAGGTACTGGATTCGGTTCTGCTGCGCGGCCTTGATGCGGTAGAAGATGGCGTCATCGTCCTGCACCGGGATCGACGTGGTGAGGTTCGACTCGGTGCCGGGGCGAGTCAGCCACACGTTCTGCGGCCGGTTGTCGGTAGCCGCGAACACGCGGCGCTGCTCGAAGTACCCGACCGCGGCGGGGTAGTCGCCGGCCGCGTTGAACGGGTTGCTGCCCACCGGCGGCGTGCGCAGCGTGTCGGCGGTGTAGTTGGTGTCGCGGAACGCCGAGCCGTCGGTCTGCCCGATGTAGCCATACAGGCCGTTGCTCAGCTTGTAGATGTTGAAGCGCGACGCGCCGCTCACCGCCGGCGGGTCGACGTCGATGTAGTTGCCGGCGACGGTGAGGTCGAGCGATACGTTGGCCGAGGCCGAGGCGAACGATTCCTCGTTGCTGTCGTTCACCGCCGTGCACACGTAGGTGTGGGTGATCGGCGTGCCGCCGCCGGGGCCGCCAGTGGTCAGCGTGGGCGCGGCCGGCGTGGTGATCGTCGGCGCGAATGTGATGGTCGCCAGCTGCCAGTTCGTCGCGCCCAGGCGCTGCAGTTCGCGCGGCGCGTGGCTCGGGTGCACCAGCGTCATGATGTCGGCCGACTGGGTGTAATCCAGGTCGAACACCTGGTCGCTGGTGTAGGGCGTGGTGACCGTGTAGACGCGCGCCGTCGTGCCGCCGGCGGTGTAGGCGCCCATCGCTGTCGTGTTGATGTTCGCGCCGCCGAGGTCGGTGAGCTCGAACGTGTTGGCGCCGGCGTCGACGTTCGCCACCTTCACGAAGCGGCCGTTCAGTGCCGTCATGCCGCCGATGCCCGACAGGAACATCCAATCGCCGTTGGCCGGGTCCGCGCCGACGTAGGTGAGCACGCCCGGGTTCGCCTGGGTGATGCCGCTGATCGCGAGGCCGGTCTCGAGCAGCGTGCCGCCGGCAGTGTGGAACCGCACGTACAGGTGCCCGAACTCCAGCACGTAGGTCTGCTCGTTGTTGAAGCTGAACGCGATGATGCGGACGTTATTCGCGCTGTCCTTCGCCTCGAGGATGTGCTCGAACCCTGAGCGGTTGACGACGGGGCCGTGAGGGAGCACACGGAAGTTGCGGCAGGTCTTCAGGCCGGTCTGGAACTTGTCGATGTCCAGGCGGCCGGCCATCTCCGGCGCAATCTCGCCGCCAGCGAACGCGCGTTGCAGGGTGCGCACCGCGGTCATGGTCAGCTCCGGGCCCGGATGTGCGCCGGGATGCGATCGGTGCGAGGCTCGTCGTGCTGTTCGTTCGAATCGACGCCGGTGGCCTCGCGGAACTTCTGCACGAACATGGCGTAGAGCTCTTTCCGGGCCTGGCCGGTCGAGTCCTTTCGAATCGGCCCGACCACGTAGCTCGCGAGCAGCCACGACAGGCAGGTCACGAACAGCGGGTCGAACTTCGTGGTGTCGGTGATGCGCTGGGTGTAGACGAGCGAGGTGATTTCCTCGTGGGCGTAGATGCGTTGCCCCTCACGCTTGAAGATGGCGCCCTCGTCATCCTCGTCGGTGTCGCCGTCGCGCATCGCGCGCTGCACCTTCATGCACCCCGCCGGCAGGTTGTAGCTGTACTCCCACGCGGCGACGTCGCTGGCGAGCTCGGCGGGCGCGCTGCGCGTGGTGGCGAAGCCCCAGGTGTGCGCGACCAGCAGCTCGTCGCGGGCGATCGGGTAGAAGCGAGCGCAGTGTTCGGCCTGCACGCTGCCGTCGGGCGGCGAGATGGCGGAGATGTCGGCGCTGTCGCCGAAGTGCGAAAGCGCCAGGTTGCAGATGTCAACGACGGAAGCCATAGGTCAAAGCCCCATCCCCGTTGCGGGGTTCAAGGTGAGTCGGAAGGCGGCCGGCCCGGTGATGACAGCGCCGGAGTACGTGACCTGCACGGCCTTGCCGCTGAGCGTGTAGCTGCCGGCCGCGAGCGCCGCGGCGTAGGTGCGGCGCATGCTCAGGTCTTGGCCCGCGGTCGTGTAGGCGCCCTGCCCCACGGCCATCGTCTTGGGCCCGGCGCCGCTGTAGCTCAGCCCCACTGGCTGCCCGATCAGCTGGTAAATGCCGGTGCCGAGCGTGATGCTCAGGTCTGCCAGGGCGTCGGAACCGGTCTGCGTGTAAGTGCCGCGGCCGATGACCATGCCGCGGCCGGGAAACAGCGTCACCGACTGGCCGGTGTAGGTGTAGCTGCCCTGCCCCATCGCGAGCGCACGGCCGCGCGCCAGCGCGATCGACTGGCCCGTGTAGGTGTAGCTGCCCTGGCCCACCGCGATCGTGCGCACCGCGCCGGAATAGCTCAGGCCGACCGCCTGGCCGCTGTGGCTGTAAGTGCCCTGGCCGATCGCGATGGTGTAGCTGACGGTGGTGTTATCCGCGGACCACAAGACGATGCCGCCGCCGGCGGTGTCGCCATAGATGAAGACGCCGGCATAGCCGGCCGTCGTGATGCGCGCGGCGTCGGTGTCGTCGAACGTGGCGAACGTGCTGAAGCTGGTAGGGCTGGCGGCCAGCGCCTTCTCGACGGTCAGCGTCACGGTCGCGCCGGTGCCGCTGACCTTCAGGCGGCAGACGTCGCCGTCTGCGAACGAGCCCGCCGGCTGCGACAGGATCGTGTCGGACCCGGCGACCGTGCGCACCAGGTAGTTGTCGCTGCCGTTGCTGTCGAAGTGGTACGCGGTCGCGGCGCCGCTTTGGCAGCGCACGGCCGGGCCGATGTAGATGCCGTTCGAGATGTTCGCCGACGAGAAGACGACATCCGACCGGTGGTTCGCGTTGAACGCATCGGCGTTCCACCGCGCAATGTTGGTGACGCCGCCCGATCCGCCGGCCACATAGCCGGTGTTGTCGCCAACGTTGAATGTGCCCTGTACCAGGCTCCAGCTGGCCGAGTAGGTCGTCAGCGCCTGCGTGCCGCCGCTTGTCTGCAGGAAGGTGTCGCTCGCGGGCAGTGCCATGTCATGGCGTCCACAGTGTCGGCCGGTTGGCGTTGACCCAGGCCGGGTGATTCCCGTTGCCCGACTTGTCGCTGATGTCGTCGGGCGTCGGGTTCAGGTTCACGTAGTGCAGCGAGGTGATGCCGTTGGCGGCGCAGTAGGCGCGCACCGCAGAGCTCGAGGTGAGCTGCCGCAGCGCGAGGATGTGCTCGATGCTCAGCTCGCCGGAGTAGACCTGCAGGCCGCGCAGCACCCCGTTCAGCGTCTCATTGCCGGGCGCCCACGGCGCATCGCCGAAGGTCAGGGCCGGGTCGGTTACGGCGGCGAAGCCATCGGCATAGGTCGGGTTCGTCGATCGGGTCAGGCTCTTGCTCGTGTCGCTCAGGTCGAAGTAGAACTTCGTGTGCAGCACCGAACCGGTGGCCGTTGCGATGAACGCTTGATCGCGGAACACGCCGTAGGGGTCGACGACCGTGCTCACGCCACCGTCGCCGGTGACGTAGTCGTCGCCCTCGACGGAAATCTCCCACTTGTGCGTCAAGCCGCCTGGGCCGCCATCCGGGTACGGGTGGGGGCCGTAGTAGCCGGCGCCGGTGAAGGACCCGCTCGGGCCCCAGAAGAACGTCGTGTAGTAGCTGGCCTGGTAGTCGTGCCGGGCCCGCCAGATGTACGTCGCGGGGAACGCCGGCAGCAACGCCGCGCCGGTGAAGTGGAAGGCTACGGTCCCTTCCGCCTCGGTGGCAGCGTTGCTCGGAAATAGAAGGCCGCTCAGCGCCTCAACGCTGTGCCCGATGCGCAGGCCTCGCCCCACATCACCGCCCCGGCGCCATCGCGCGGGCCAAGAACGCGATTTCCTTTTTCAGGTCGACCCACTTCTCGCGGCCGCGGTTGTCGTCGATCTTGGCCGCGATCGCATGGGCCTGCGCCTGCAGCTCGCACACCTGGGCGTTGATCCGCGCGAGGTCGGCCTCGAGCGGCTCGTTGTTGCGGTTCACGAGGTCGCGCTTCGCGCACAGGCGCTCGTAGCGCAGCTTCATTTCGGCGATGCTCATGGTGTGCTCCGGGTCAGGAGTGCTGCCACACGCCGTTTGTGGCGTCGCAGTCCAGCGTGAAGGTCTCGCCGTCGGCCAGCGTGACATTCGAGCCGTAGTCCCAGTACGCGACCAGCGGGTCGGCCGGCGACGTCTGCGTGTCGTTGTAGAGGACCGGGTAACGGAAGGGGCCGATCGTTCCGCCCGCGGCGGTGATGACCTCGTCGGCGATGGTCACCTTCGCGGTGCCGCTCGTCTCGCTCAGCGTGACGGTGTCGGCCGTCGCGCCGCCGGCGGTGTAGCCGTTGCCGGCCGCAATCTCGGTGAGGTCGGCCTTCACCGTGTTCGTCGCCACCGGCGCGGTGTTCGTGAGCAGCCACTTGAAGGTGTGCGCCGACCAATCGTGCTTGGCCTTGTTGACCTGCTCGACGTAATCCTGGAACTTGTTGTAGGTCGCCATTCGCGAGGCTCCGTCAGTACAAGGCCATCAGCCCTGTGGCGCTGGTGTCCGTGAAGTTCACGCGCTTGGGCGAGAACGGATAGATGTGCTTCGCGTCGACCGGGAACACCTCGACGTGGTCGTCGTCGCCGACCAGGGCGATTTCACCGGCGCCAGTGACGTAGATGCTGCGAGGCGGCGTCGGCAGGTTCACCGTGTCGCTCGGCGTGATCGCCGCCCAGCGCGTCGCGGGTTTCGTCTTCTCGCTCATGCAACTTCCCTCTACGAAAGCAGGGGCGCGAGGCCCCTGCGTTTCAGCTACTGCCAGGCGTGCGTCAGACGAGGCCGCTGGCCTCGCTCGCTTCGGCGTTCTTCTGCCGCGCCACGCTCTGCGCCTTCTGCGGCTTCGTGTCGCCGTTGGTGGGCTCGGCCGACTTCGCCAGGGCGCGCTTGGCCGCGGCCGGGTCGTTGGCCGGCATCGCCCAGGCGGGCGGCTTCACCTTGCGGCGCTCGGTGCCCGTCTTGACGCCCTTCTCGTTGCGCACGACGCACTCGCGGGTCTCGTTCTCGTTGAACTCGAACTCGGTGCCGCGGCGGATGCGCTCGCCGGCGTAGAAGCCGGCGCGGATCGCGATCATCTTCATGGTGTCCCTTCAGCTCAGCCGAATCAGTTCGATGCGTCGGCGTACGGGGCCCACTTGCCCACGTCGTTCGTGAGGAAGGCGTTGATC